CCAAGATGTGTCATCTATAACACGTGCATATACATAATATTCACTATACTTATCTCCTGTACCCAATAGACCCATGTCTTGTAGAACATCTATTTCAAATTCACTACCCTCATGGTACTTTGGTGGTATCATTTTTACATAATCACCAATCTTAGTAGGTATGAAGGTTTTATCAGTTAACATAAGATGAACAATAGACTCTAAAGCAGCTTCTGTTAGCTCTCTGTATATTATATTTTTTATTGAAGATAAGTTCTTTTGCTGTCTTACAGCAAGCTTATTAAATATGTTTTCTAAGATACCCTCAAGTATCTCTCCTTGTACGTTATATTGTTTTGCCATTGATTTTATATTGTAATCATAGACTACACTGCAAACAAGTATGAAATGTAACAGTGATAGTCTATGATTTGATTAAGGACACAGCCTTAACACCTAGTGTTATTATAGATATAATATTACTGGTGTTGTTAGTGGTCCATATATGAGCCTTTTTATTTTCTTCTTTGAAAAATTACGGTTAATAAAGGGAGTCTTAATTCCCAATGACGTAGTACTTTCTCTATGTCAAGACCAATACCAGGTCTTGTACTTATCCTCATTCTGGGTAATAAGTATGTTTTATTCATATGCATAGAGTAAAACATTGCATTAACATAAGTAAGTATAGTTAGGATAGCAACAATTGCAATCATAGTAGGTGACCAATCCATTGTAAAGAATAGATTGACTAGTATCACTGTCATAACGATAGGTATAACAGCTACAAAGATTAGTTTAACGAGGTACTTGAATAAATATTTCATGATAGTTTAGTATTTAATTGATTAATGATTAATGCATTTTGATATGCATATGAAGTTTTACTTCTTTTCTTACGGTATTTTCTCATGTTTTTACATCCACGAGATGATCCACAAGATTGAAGTATTGGTCCTCCTATAAAGAGGAATAGCATAAGGTAACAGAATTTCTTTTTCATAATTGTTTTGTTATATAATATCTCCTAAGTGAGGATCATTATAGTTATTTAATCCATTTGACGAATTACCCTCAAGGGCATCCTGATATTTATCTAAGCTCATTGCCCATTCAGCATCAACTTTGTTTATGAAGTAATCTGATAAACGATCATAAGGCATACCATTCTCTGTACGACCTATGTAATAACCAGCTGCTGACTTTAGTACTTGTAACTCTGAAATTTTGCTTGACATAATATTTAGTATTTAAGGTGAATAAAAATAAAGAGCCTGGTTACCTCTTAACGACCGTTTACCCGGTTGACGATGACTGTTACATATACCACAGACAAGTCAAATACACGGTTTCAGGTTGTCAAACCTTACAGGCACGTTGGCCCTAACGCATACGAGGTTAAGCTGACAAACTACTCCTCTTGGTGTACAAAGTGACACCCAGCACTCCCTTTGCCACGGGTTAAGATTGATAAAGCTAATAACCACAACCTGTGGTCTTATTGGTATTGTTGAGACATTCCCACTAGTTATGGTATTAGCAATTAGTTTTAGTTACACCTTTCCCAAGGCCATGTAACTGTTAATACTGATGATATTCTTTTAGTTATCTCTGACTCAAGATAACTTAGTTTTTCAAAATCCTCACACCACAAATGTATTGTACATATCAAGTCTCCATTCTTGGGTTGCTCATCTAATGGTAGATACTGAATGAATACATGTGAAAGAATATCTACACTTTTATACTCATGTAACTTTTCGTTCAACTCATCCCATTTAGTTTCATACTCTGAGTGGCTATGTGTAACTTCATGGAAGTCAAACATTTCTTTTGCTGTATTTAACCTTATAGTTAATACAGTGTTTGGTAACTTGGATTCTGATTTGATCTGCATAATGGTTTAGGTTCTAAGGATTATTAATAATATAGATATAAGTGTAGCTTCCCTGCTGACAAAGCATTAACAAGCTGTCATCTATGTGACAGTAGGATGACCAACGTCTTGATCTTTATTTTGTCTTACTACACTTAATCTATGTAATGAGTTTAGATTACTGTAAGTTCTCTCTTACGCCAGCAGCTTACTGGATGAGACCAACCATGTTTATACAGGTATTTGTCTATGTGCCTGTTTTGATATTGCGGGTAATATGACTCTTATCCTATAGAGGAAGAGACAAAGACTACCCTTGTTGTATTGTTGTGCGTAATAGTTACTCTTGTAGTAACGTTAGCTATATTTATATTATTAGTAACAGTGATAGTTATAAGAGTGGTAAAAGGTGGTATTTTGTGGGTATATGACCTCCCATTGAAAGAGAGACACCCAAATAAAATAAAATAACCACAGTATTTATAACTTAATTGATTGTTTTTGTCTCTATGTAACAATAGTTAGTAAGTTAGGTTTGTTTTTAGTAACATTCCTTACTATTACTACTATATTCCCATACATATCATAGTTTGGGAGCAGACGTGCTGAAAAGCACGCCTACCCACAAGCTACTATGTTACAATTACGCTTCTACAGTTTCCTGCTTAAACGCATTCAAGCTCTCTACAGCTACAGTAGAGTTGTTAGCCTCACGTATCTCAGCACTATTAGTGTGCTGAATAAACGTAGACTGAGCATTAAGGTCAGCAGTAAACTCAGTAGTTCTATAAATAGCACTATCTCCTTGCATACATACTATTCCAGAGTCACCAGCATACTTTAATTTGTATGTTAGGTCTTTCTCATTGAATGGTTCAAGTTGCTCACGCACAATAATCTTACCGGTTAATGGTTTAGAATGGTCCATAGACTCAAGCAGAGCTATTGGTCCTAATACTAATGCTGACAAAGATTTATCTGCATACCAGCCATTTCTAAGTTCAACGGCCTTTTGCTCATAGATGACAAATCCTATGTCATTGTTCTTAGTCTTAGAGATAAATGTTCCGTCTTCATTCTTGCGTACTGTTACTAAATTGTTCATAATGTAATTATTTAAATATTAATTTGATTATAATAGTGATAAGGCTATTACTGAAAAGGTTAAACGGCTTATCCCGCTAATTATAGTTTGGGAGCAGAGGCATTGAAAAATGCCTTTAGTACTGATACTCTGTCCATCATATATATACTACTGATGAATACAAACAATTCAATGATGTATTGATATTCAGTAGATACCTGACGTAGACAAAGTAGTAGTACACTACTCAGCTTTGCTATGCATACATACCCGTACTTTCTTTTTTTTAGCACAAGTTGTTTGCATTTAGCAAGTGCAGTTAGAGTTCCTACCTAAGCATAGGGGGTACCCTCACCGCAAAATTTAGTTGGGGAGCAGATCATATATACCTCTCAAGCACGCCAAACACATAACTTTTGTGGGGGCCAGGAGGACAATTTAACAGTAGGCGGGGGCATGTTCTTACTTAAAAATTTTTATAGGATTTAGAAATTTAGTATATTGTTCTTATAGAAGGGTTTCACACTAAATAAAATACTATGGCAAACTGGGATGACAATAATGAAGACAAGGGAGGTGGTTTAAATGAGGTGGAGCAGATGCAGATGGACGCAATTATACTTGACACTGCTTACAACAATGCCTGGATGTTGTTGACTGGTGTGATCACGTTTGATGAATTGATGGCAAATCAATTTAGTGAGGGAAGAGAATTAGTGATGGCTTATGATCCAGACAATGGACCGAAGGAAGAAGAGTTTAAAAACATGATATCATACTTCATAGAAGAAGAAGACTATGAGAAGTGTGCACAGTTGAGGGATGTAATGAATAAATCATACCCTGAAACATTTGAAGCATAAGAATTATGGCAACCAAAAAGAAAAAGAGTACAGTAAATGCATCGGGTAATTATACTAAACCGGGAATGCGTAAAAGATTATTTAATTCTATCAAGGCTGGTAGTAAAGGTGGAGCTCCTGGACAATGGTCTGCACGTAAAGCTCAAATGCTTGCTAAACGTTATAAAGCTAACGGAGGCGGATACAAATCCAAGAAATGATGAAAGACTTAACCCTAAATATCGGTAATATAATTTGGATCATAGGTATTATATTTACTATGGGTATTGCATATAGTCAGATAGCACAACTATCAGATGATATGGTAGTACTAGAATCTAGGCTAGAAAAGAAAATCAAAATGATTAATGAGTCGGAAGATAAAATTGTAGCATTAGAAAAAGATATTATTAGACTTGGGCAGTTTCAATGTAAACATAATAAGTAATGGCAAAGACTAAACAACAAAAAAGTCTTACTAGATGGACAAAGCAAAAATGGACAACTGCATCAGGAAAGAAAAGTTCTGAGACAGGTGAAGTATATGCTCCAAAGAAAACTATTGCTAAACTAAAGAGTACTAAAAAAGGTAAAGCTAAATTAGCAGCAGCTAATAAAAAGAAACGTGCTGCAACAAAGAAAGGTAAACAACACGCAAGCCACGGTTTGCATAAAGGTAAAAAAAGATGAGTACAATATTACAAGATATGATGGGTATGCTTTCAAGAAAGAAAGTTGACAAACTTAAACTAGATGATTATTTTATTATATCTAGATATGAAACACCCCATGAAAGATTAAAACCAAATCCAAAGGTGAATACAGAATTAATATTAGCAAAAGACTTAGTATCTTTTGTAAACAATAATACTTCTAAACTAGTCACACTAGAACCTTTTAATCTTTTAGCTGGTGCTGGAGGATCTTCTACAATGCCCACTAATTATGACTTAATAGATATATCTTGGGATGGTCTTGGAAATGGAAACTATATTCTTAATTTACCTCTTGCATCTTCATTACGATATAGAAATATTAGAATTATTACAGATGGTAGTTTAGATAATGGAGCACAAGATAAGATTTTTATTACTGCAGCTCCAGGAGATACTATAGATGGTGGATCAGATTTTGAGATTTCTAAAAGATATGAAGGTGTATCTGTTTGGTCTGATGGTACAGAGTGGATTGTTATACAAGCTAAAGCACATTAATTATGGCAACTAAAAAAGATAGTAGATTAGCAAGAGCAGGTGTATCAGGTTTTAATAAGCCTAAGCGTACCCCAGGGCATCCTAAGAAGTCTCACGTAGTTGTAGCTAAAGTAGGAGATAAGGTTAAGACTATTCGTTTTGGAGAACAAGGCGCTAGCACAGCAGGTAAACCAAAAGCAGGTGAGTCAGCTAAAATGAAAGCAAAGCGTAAGTCTTTTAAGGCTAGACACGGAAAGAATATAAAGAAAGGTAAGATGTCTGCAGCATACTGGGCAGATAAAGTTAAATGGTAGATTATGACAGCAGCACAATTAAGAGAATTAGGATTTACTAAGATGGGTCACCATGAAGATGATGATTGGCCAGAAGGATATTATTATTTTAGTATTGAGTTTGGTGATATGCTATTTCACTCTGGAGGTAATGATGAAGCTGAAGAAGATGGTGGATGGTATATTCAAGATCCGTCATATACAATTAAAATATGGCAATACTCGGAAGCTAAAATGTTAATAGACGTATTGAGACGTAATACGGTTTCTAAAATAAGTATGTAAACTTTTTTTATTTAAACTATTTTTAGTACATTTGTTTTTATAAACTTTTAAAAACGTAAAAATGTCAAATTCAAAAACCAATCCAAATCTTCAAGACGCAGATCCTAAAATGTCAAAAGAAGAAATGGCAGCACGTAGAGAAGAGATCACTGAATTCTACAAAGAAAACATACCTCATTTAGAAATTCAAGCTGACTATGAAGGCTTATTAGCAGCTATTGAAAAATCTAGAGCAGAGCGTATGCAAGCTCAGATGTTTATGGCACAGCAATATGCTAGTCAAAAAGGTGAAGGCCAACCAGATCCTAACACTGAAGAAGGCAAAGCATTTCAAGAAGCAATGGTAAAAGCTATGCAAGGTGAAACAGCTTAAGAAAGGTAGCAGGGGTTCTGATGTCAAAACACTACAGACAGCATTAGGACTTACCACAGATGGGGTCTTCGGACCTTTAACAGAAAAAGCTGTAGAAAGATTCCAATTAGATAAAGAATTAATGGTCACTGGTGTTGTTGATTCTGACACATGGGTATTAGTTCTAAATATGGAACATAATGTTCCTGATGGAATAACTGAAGATACTGATGTATCAACCCAATACTTTAAAACAGATTATGATCAGGTTATTCATAGGCATTATTTACCTAAAGGTGAATATTTAAAAGGACCTATAAAAAATGATTACATATTCTTACATCATACAGCAGGTAATCCTAATCCATATAGATGTATTGATCATTGGGGTAGAGATAGCAGAGGGAGTATAGCTACTGAGTTTGTTTTAGGTGGTATTAATCATAGGAATGGGGATGATGAGTTTGATGGTGTAATGGTACAAGCATTTCCAGAAGGTTGTCAGGGGTGGCACTTAGGTAAGACTGGTTCTGGTTTTATGAACCGTCATTCAGTAGGTTTAGAAATATGTAATATGGGTTATCTAGATAAAAATTACTTAACTTATGTTGGATCTAAATGTATACCTGAACAAGTAACAGAACTTGAAGAACCATTTAAAGGTAAATTATATTGGCATTCATATTCAGATGCACAAATTAGAGAAACTGAAAAGTGGATCAAATATGTAGCTGAAAGAGATGAAATAGATGTTAGACTTGGATTACAGCAGTTTATTAAAAAACACGGTCCTCATAAAGGTTTTGAATTTCAATCTGATGCATTCTATGGTAAAATAAAAGGTTTATTAACACATACCAATGTACGTAAGGGTAAAATGGATTGCTATCCACACCCTAACTTTGTTGATATGATAATGAGTTTATAATTATGGCTATAGTAAATAAAGTAGATTTAAAACATCAAGTAGATATTAATGTTTCAATAAAGTTTCAGATAGTTACATATTGTTTCTTTAATAATACATTGATAAGTAATTCTGACTTAAAGTTTTTAACTGAATTAGCTAAGGTTCAAGAAATAGAATTAACAAAGTTTTGCTCAGATGCAGTAAGTAAAGGTATATTTAAAAGTTCTCAGTCAGCTAGAAATGCAATAACAAAAGCTGAGAAAAAAAACTTATTAATTAAAAAAGGGCATAACAAAAAAACTATTTCTTTAAATCCAGATATTAATGTTCAATCTAATGGGCTAGTATTATTAGATTATAAAATATTAGGACGTGAACCCGAAGAATCATAGAGATTTTAAGAAAGGAATAGCTGATGAAGTTGGTGTTCATCCTTCAGTAGTAGATGATTTTGTTTCATTCTATTATGCAAAGGTGAGAAAGAAATTATCAACTCTAGCTTATCCTAGAATAAATATAGATGGATTAGGTACTTTTTATCTAAGAAAAAATAAATTAGATAAGGCAATATTAAAAAATAAAAGTCTTTTAGGAAACATTGCTAAAAGAACTTATAATGGATTTGCTAAAAGTGAAGATATACAAAATAATATAGTTCAAATGGAAAGTGCAATGCTTCAATTAGAACAAGATATAATTAGAAAAAAGAAGTTTAAAAATGTCAAAGAATAAATGGTCAAAATATCTTGATGTATTTAAAAATGCTGATAAGATTGCTGAAGGAATTAAGAATAACGTTTTTAAAAAGGAACATATTGAAGCAGTTGCTACTGATAGATTTCAAAAATGTATTGCTTGTTCTTTGTTTGATGCAAAAGGTGATGATTGTTTGGCACCAGGCACACAGCCATGCTGTAGTGACTGTGGTTGTAGTTTAGCATTTAAGGTTAGGTCACTATCCTCAGAGTGCCCAAAGGGATACTGGGATGCCTATACAACAGAAGAAGAAGAAGAAATAATAACCAAAAAAATTGAAAATGAAAAAATTAACTAAGGAACAAATAGTAGGGGAATTGTTAGCTGAAGAACAAATAACTAGAGAAGAAGCAGTTACTTTATTAACTGAAAAGGCTACTACAATAATAAATACTTATTCAATTCCTGCGTTTGATTATACAACAACAACAACATAAAAATAAAACCATGGGACTAAAATTTGTAGAAGAAGGTCATGTGTATGAGAGTACAGATGATGAAAAAATAAACTGGCTAAGTGTAACTTCATTTATTGCTAAGTTTAAACCTAAGTTTGATAGAGATGGTCAAGCTAAAAAATCAGCTAAAAATAAAAGGTCCAAGTGGTATGGTATGACACCTAAAGAAATTCTGGCTGCATGGGATGGTGAGACAGCAAGAGCTATAAAGTTGGGTAACTTTTATCATGATCAAAGAGAAGCAGATATGATGGAACTAGATACTATAGGCCGTCATGGAGTAGAAGTGCCAATTATAAAACCAATCATTAATGATGAAGGTATTAAATTTGCACCTGTTCAAAAATTAAAAGATGGATTATATCCTGAACACTTAGTATACTTAAAATCAGTAGGTTTATGTGGACAAGCTGATGTTGTTGAAGTTGTAAATGGATATATTAACATTAATGATTACAAAACAAATAAAGAAATAAAAGATAAAGGATTTACAAATTGGGAGGGCATTACTAATAAAATGTATAAGCCCGTTAATCATTTAGATGATTGTAATTTAAACCATTATAACCTTCAACTCAGTATTTATGCGTATATTATTAAAAAGCACAACCCTCAACTTAAAATTGGAAAACTAACAATTCAACATGTAAAGTTTAAACAAGTGGGTGAAGATACAAATGGCTATCCTATTAATGAACATGTAAATGGAGAACCAGTATTAGAGAAAATTAAAATCTATGAATTACCATATTTAAAGGATGAAGTAAATTCTATTATTATGTGGTTAAAAGAAAATAAAAAATAAAAGATTATGTCAAAAAAAATAGCATTATATGATAATAATTATATAGAGTTAACTCAAGCATTTCCTACTACACTAATTACACCTGGAGATGAGAGTAATAATTATCAATCAACTCAAGAAACTGATTATAATAAAACTAAACCATTTTTTATTAATAGAAATGATATAATTGCAGTAGCAGAATTATATATTGGGACACCAGAAAATAAGTTTCCTGATAGGAGAATGGTTTATTTAAGGAATATAATAACACCTTTTGTTGTAACTCAGTCTGCTGCTTATTTAAGAACACTAATGCTGACAATAAATAGAGATGATTTATATGAAGACGGATGTAATTGTTTTTAAGATATGGTAATAAGATTATTTGACATACAAAACAGCAAGGTGGTATTAACAGAGCACTGTTATGCTTTACCATTTTTAAAAAAAATAATGGATGCATATCCTGACACACACATGCAGGTATATCAATATTTATTTTACATGACTTGCCCTAACCCAGATTTAAATCCTTTCTTTAATCTTCCAGAACATGAGAAAGAAGATATTATTATAGAAGAAATTGGTTTAGAAGAATCTCCAGAAGATGGTAAGATAAGATATGCAATAGATATGTGTAAACAAATGTATGAAACACCTACCTATAGGGCCTACGTGGGTATTAAAGCTATGTTAGATAGATTAGCAAGGTATATGGAGGTAACCCCTATTGAACATGGTAGAGATGGTAACATGAACTCTATGATAAATGCTGCAGCTAAATTTGAGCAAATCAGACAATCATATAAAGGTGCATTTACTGATATGCAACAAGAACAAGAAAGTTCAGTGCGTGGAGGTGCTGGATTATCTTATGATCAAATGTAAATGAATAAAAAAATAGAATGGCATTTTTGTTATTGGGATGAACTAGAATTTAATAATAAATCAACAAATAAAAAGAATGAAAAATCAAGTAGTAGTACCAGTGGGGATGAAGTTACTCATAAAGGAAATAAAAGCAGAGTCTAAAACAGCTTCTGGAATTATATTACCTGAAATGGCCCGTAAACAAACATTTCAAGGTTTGGTTGTAGGACGTGGGGATGAAGTAACAGAAATTCAAATAGGGGATGTGGTACAATATGCAGATCATGCAATGCCTACACCAATGCAACATCATGGTGAAGAACATTTATTATTGCAAGTAGGAGATGTATATGCTATCATAAGGTATGAGTAGAATCATACCAACATATGATAAAGGTTTATGGACAACAACTGAATTTAAATCAGATGTAGAGTTTAGAGAATACCTAGAATCCATATTTAAAGAGCCTGGAAAATATGAGTTTAATAAAATTGCACTTAAGTTTAATGAGCAAGCACAGATATTTAATAAAGAAGGTTTTTATTGTAATGCTCCGTTTAGGTCTAAAGATTTTATAGCATACTGGGAAGATCAAAAAAACAAATGTAGATCAGGTGTAATTTATAAAGATGGGGACAAACATTGGTACCTAACTAGAGATTATTATATGTGGCTCAACTTCCTTCCTATCTTTGATAAGGAAGAAAAACATTATGGGTTTGCTAAAGTAAGAGATGCTCAGTATCATATGGCTTTGTATGAAGTAATAGCTGAGTTAAATAATCAGCATGTAGCTATACTTAAAAAACGTCAGATTGCATCTTCTTATTTTCACATGGGTAAAATCATTAATCAATATTGGTTTGAGGAAGGATCCATATGTAAAATTGGTGCATCACTAAAAGATTATATTAATGATAAAGGATCATGGAAGTTTTTAGAGGAATATAAAACATTCCTTAATGAACATACTGCATGGTATAGACCTAGTAATCCAGAAAAGGTATTGTTATGGCAACAGCAAATTGAAGTCAAAATAAACAACAGAAAAACATCAAGAGGTCTTAAATCAAAGATACAAGGTGCTTCATTTGAAAAGAATGCTACCACAGGGGTAGGGGGTCCATGTACATATTTCTTTCATGAGGAAGCAGGAATTGCAAAAAACATGATGCAGACTTATGAGTACTTGCGTCCAGCTATGTCATCTGGTATGATGACTACAGGTCAATTTATTGCTGCTGGTTCAGTGGGTGATTTAGAACAATGTGGTCCGTTAAAGGATATGATTTTAAATCCAGGTGCTAATGATATTTATGCAGTACAGACGGATCTTATGGATGCTGATGGTACAATTGGTATGGCAGGGTTATTTATTCCAGAACAGTGGTCTATGCCCCCTTATATAGATGATTATGGCAACTCTCAAGTTAAAGAAGCCATAGAAGCTATAGATATAGAAAGAAATAGGTGGAGAAATGAATTAAGTGGAGAACAATTCCAGTTAAGAATATCTCAGAAACCTCTAAATATTGCTGAGGCATTTGCATATAGAAAAGAGTCAGTATTCCCACAAGGAATTTTAAGTAGACAACAAAAAAGAGTAGAGGAAAAAGAATACCCATATGAGCTTATAGTATTAGACAGAGATCAAACAGGTATAGTTGCAAAACGCACAAAAAAACTTCCCATATCTACATTTCCAGTAAATAAAAAGGAAGTTGATAAAACAGGATCTATTGTTGTTTGGGAAAGACCAGTAAAAAGCCCAGCCTTTGGTGCATACTATGGATCTATTGATCCTGTGTCAGAAGGTAAAACAACTACATCAGATTCTTTATGTAGTATTTATATTTATAAAAATGCAACAGAAGTAACAAGAACAACTGTGTCAGGTGAAGTAGAACAGTTTATTGAAAAAGATAAAATTGTAGCAGCATGGTGTGGGCGTTTTGATGATATAAATAAAACTCATGAAAGATTAGAAATGATCATTGAGTGGTATAATGCATGGACAATTGTTGAAAATAATATATCATTATTTATTCAACATATGATTGCTAGAAAAAAACAAAGATACCTTGTACCAAAACAACAAATTCTTTTCTTAAAAGATCTAGGTTCTAATAGAACAGTATATCAAGAATATGGATGGAAGAATACAGGTACATTATTTAAAAGCCATTTAATATCCTACGCAATAGAATTTTTAAGAGAGGTAATTGATGAAGAGCTTGATGAAAATGGTAATGTAATGAAACAAACTTTAGGTATAGAAAGAATTCCAGATGGAATGTTACTTAAAGAGATGGCAGCATATTATCCTGGTTTAAACGTAGATAGACTTGTTACCTTTGGTGCATTAATTGCATTTGTAAAAATTCAACAATCAAATAGAGGTTATACAAAAAGACGTGAATCAGAAGGTAATTCTTTGGATAATTCAGAAAAATTGAGTAAATTAAAGTATAGTGGTCCTTTTAGAAATATAGGCCGTAATAAGACATTGGGAAGTTCTAAAGTTAGGAGATCCGGATTCAAGAATATTAAATAGACTAAACAGGTATGAGAGTATTAAACGCAATGCAAATGAAGAATGGGGCAAAAGCTGAAGGCGGGCCTACATTCTCTAGCTTAACCCAACCGGTTCAGTTCTTACCATATAAAGAAAAAACAGATGATTGGGCTGCATGGAACTTAGACTGGTTAGAGCTTCAGGGTATTGAGTTTTTGCGTGTTAACTCTAGAAGACTGCTCAAAAATTATAAACTTGCTAAAGGTATTATTGATAAGACTGATTACATTGTTGAACCAGACAATGAATATAAAGATCTTATGGATACTCTTACAACAGAAAATGAGTCTGCATTAGAGTTAAAGTTTTACCCAATTGTACCAAATGTTATAAACGTACTTACAGGAGAATTTGCTAAAAGATATTCTAAGGTTCAATTTAGAGCTGTTGATGATGCATCATACAACGAAATGCTTGAACAAAAGAAAGTTCAAATAGAAGAATCTTTATTGGCTGATGCTGAAGCAAACCTAGTACGCAGAATGATTGAGATGGGCGCTGATCCTGGTTCAAAAGAATCACAAGAGCAATTATCTCCAGAGGCATTAAAATCATTACCAGAAATAGAAGACTTCTTTAGTAAGTCTTATAGAAGCATGGTAGAAGAGTGGGCATCCCACCAACTTGCAGTAGATGAAGAAAGATTTAAAATGCAAGAACTTGAGGAAAGAGGGTTTCAAGATATGCTTATTGCAGATAGAGAATTTTGGCATTTTAGAATGCTTGAAGATGACTATGATGTAGAGCTATGGAATCCAGTATTAACTTTCTATCAAAAATCTCCAGACCAAAGATATATAGCAGATTCAAACTATGCAGGTAAAGTAGATCTAATGACTGTCTCAGATGTAGTAGACAGATACGGATATTTAATGGATAGTAAACAACTTGAATCCTTACAAGAGATTTATCCAGCAAGATCAGCACAATATCAAGTTAGTGGTTACCAAAATGATGGGGCATACTATGATGCAACAAGATCACATGAGTGGAATACTAATGCACCAGGTTTAGCGTATAGACAGATTACATCTAATTATTGGAATAACCCAGAAGCAGGAGGAGATATACTTAGTGAGATATTAAAT